ACATGCTGGTCGGCCCCGGCAATGCGTACGTTGCGGAAGCGAAGCGGCAACTCTTCGGCCGTGTCGGGATCGATCTCCTCGCCGGGCCGACCGAGATCCTGGTGATCGCCGACGACAGCGCGGACGCCGAGATGGTTGCAGTCGATCTCCTGGGACAGGCCGAGCACGGTCCGACCAGCCCGGCGATCCGCCAAGCCATCATCGAGAGGAAGATCGGATCGAATTCCGACGGATCTGTGATCGCCTTTGTGTACTCCACTTCCGGTTCCTCCAGGTCGGCAAACACCGTCCGCGCCGGCGTGCCTTCGGTGATGAGGATCTCGCCGTCTTCGGTCGTGAGGGATTCCCCGTCTTCGGTCGTGAGCGTGGTCGCGGAGGCATCCCGGCCGATGCGGAACGGAACGCGCGTGGTGTCGGTCCGGCCGCCCGGTCCGACAATGCGGCGCACCATCAGCGCGTCGGCAGGGAACGCGTGGGCGAACGTCCAGTGACCGTTGACCGGTTCCGTAGAGCTGCCGGCGAGGAGTTCGAGCGTCGCGTATTCGGTCGCAAACGGCCATTCGAAATCCCGCAACACGAAATCCCGCTCCTCTGCAAAATCGACTCGCGGCCAGAGAGCTTCTAAGGAGTACTCGGAATCGGCGACGAGGACGTTTTTCGTGATCCCGAGACGCGTCAACGCCAGGTGGAAGATTTTCCGGCCGACCGGATGCGAGGATCCCGACGCGATCGCGCGCTCACCCTCGAGCATGGCGCGATTGATCGCCGCGGCCTTTTCGGCCTGGTACCGCTCCATTGCGACGTCCGCCATTTTGTCGATTTTCGAAAGACCAGGCGCGAGCGTGGCGCCGATCCGCCAGGCCATCAGGCTAATGAAGTGGGCGTCGAATTGATCCGGATCCGTGACCTTGCGCGTGTATTCGGCGACCGCGGCCGTTTCGTTCGTGTAGACGATTTGACCGGAATCGTCGCTCCCGATCGCAAATTCGGGCGGATCCGCCTCGCCGCGGCCGGCCGCCGTAACGATCCTTCGAACGAAGAGACAATCGGCGGGATAGCGATAGCTGTAGGCCCAATCCGAATTGGGTGCGCTTTGCATCAAAACGAGAGCGGCATACTTTCGGGCCCAGGGCCAGGGGCAATCCCGCAACACAAAATCCCGCTCGATCGCGAAATTAATCCGCGGCCAAAGCGCCTCGAGGGACAGCTCGATATCGGCGCTCACTGTGGATTTCGAGACGCCGATCCGCGTCAACGCGAGCTGCAGCAGCTCGCGGATCCGGGCATGGTCCGCGCCGGCCGGCAAGGTGTGCTGCGCTTCGGCGGCCGCCTTCGTGATCGCTTGCGCCCGTTCGGCCGCGTAGGCCTGCAGGCAGGTTGTCGCCAGCTCCGGCGATCGCGCCCGCGACAAGGCAAGCTCCGAAGCCAAGCGCCAGGCGAACATCGACACAAAGATCGAATCGAAGTCTTCGGCCGCCGTGACCTGGAGCGTGTATTCCGCTTTCGCCGAGGCCTCATTCGTGAAGATCGCGCGCGTCGATCCATCGCGACCGACCGAGAATGGCGGCGGATCTGTTTCTTGCCGGCCGAGCGCCGTCACCAGGCGACGCACCAGCACGCAATCGGCGGGATAGCGGTAGCTGTACAGCCAATCGCTGTTGGGGTTGGTCGAGAGCAGTTCGAGCGTGGCGTGTTTCCGGGCCCAGGGCCAGGGGTAGTCCCGCAACACAAAATCCCGCTCGAGGTCAAAGACCGCCCGCAGCGCGGCCGCATCGTTCGACGTGTCCGTGTCGAGATCGGTCAAGTATTGCGTGATGCCGGCGCGCGTGAGCGCGAGGTTCCCGATTTGTGTTTCGGTTGCCACTTATTTCCCTTTGGGGCGCTTTGGACGTTTGGCGTGAAACACCAGCTTTCCGTCGTCGAAGACCGCATCCTCGGCGAGATTGAATTTCGTCCGGCACATGCCGAGGAAGTTGTCGATCAAGCGTTGATAGCCGGCGGCGGCGGCCGCCGCTTCCTTCTGTTGGGCGGCCGCCTGATCGCGCTGTTCCATCAGCACGCGCAGCGTCGCGTGCATTTCTGGAGTGATTGTTTTCGTTCTCATTTTTAGGTGAAGAGCCCATAAGCGCGAAGGCCGTCGTTGATTTGCTTCACCTTTCGCGCGAGTTGATAGATGTTGTTGCGGATCGCCGCGGCGTCCGTCGCGTACGTCGACAAATCGGTGTAGTTGGCGATCACATCGCTCGAACCGCCCGACGTGACGCTATTCGTCAGATCCGCCCCGGAGGTTTGCTTCACGACGGCCGGCGTCCCAAAGAAGCCGTGCTTCGCGCCCTTCAGCAAAAGGTCGAAGCTCGTATCGCCGAGAATGACAACGTTTGACAAATTGACCTGGAGGCCTTCGACATTCGCGTCATTCGCCGCATTGCGGAACGCGATCAATTTCGCGTTCGGCAGCCGGAGGAGTCCGGCTGTTGCCGGGTTGGTTCCATAGTTAAAGTTGCCGTCCGAGTCGAGAGTCAGAGCCGTGACCGCCGTCACGCTTGCGTCGGGCGTGACGTACCACCGCTGATAGGACGGATGTGAGGTCCCGCTCCAGTTGCCCGCCGCGTGCATCGCCCAACCGGTCATGCCGTCCGACCAGCCCACCGCATATTCGGTGTGATCGACGGCCGAGCCGTCGAAGCCGCGCGCGTCGATCACACCCAAGAGATCCCCGGCGAGTACGGCCGACGGCGACGCCAGCGAGCCCCGAGCCGCCAGGAACGAGAAGACCGGTTCCGGAGACGCTCCGGCGCGGAAGTGTTGCAAGCGCATGTGCGCGGAGACGCCGCCGCCCGTGGATCCGGTCCGGCGGAACCAGGCCACCCAATCATTCGCCCCGTAGCTGTCATCCGACTGGACCGAAAACACGCCTTGCGGCGCGGTCGGGGCCGAGGAGCCAATCGAGACGACAAGAGTCGTCGGGTTGATCGAGATCGATCGCGCAATCGGAACGCCGGCGATCTTTTGCCCTGGACCGTAGCCGCGGCCGATGACGAATTTATTGCCGTCGTCGTCATCGATCCCCATGTAGAAGTTTTGCGCGCCGTCTTTGTCGAGGAGCTCGTACGCCGGCGAGTAGCCTTTTGCGCGGAACACGGAGTTGGCCAAGAGCGCATCCGTCGCCAGATCCAAGTGCATTCCCGTGGGGAAGCATCCCGGCGTGTTCAGGATCGCCGCGATCGTGGACTTCTTGGTGACGGCGGAGCTGGCCGGGCTACTGACCACCGCGAGCAGATCGGTGGAAACGGGACTCGCGAGCGCATCCAGCGCCGTAAATTTTTTTGCCATTGGCGGAACCTCCGTGTTCTTCTCTTGTTTAGCGCAACGCCGCGCCGGCCCCCGTACACGCGACCACCGTAAACGTGGTCGCGAAATTGTCCGTGGTGTCTTCCGCATCGGTGACGCGCAGCGTGACCGGATAGGTTCCCCGCTGAGTCGCTCGCCCGATGATGCTATTTCCACTCAGTTGTAGGCCGGGAGGCAGCGCCGCGGAGCCTGGCGCCAAAGACCAGGCGTAAGGCGGAACGCCACCATTGACCCGCAGCGCCAGATTGTAGTTCCGGCAGGTCGACGGCTTATAGGGCGTCGGAGAACCCGCGCCGAGCGCGGTCACCGCGTTGACGTTGAGCGCAAACGTCCGCTGATCCGTCAATGCCGTGGGATCGGAAGAGTCCCGCACTTGCACGGTCACCGAGTAGGGTCCGACCGTTGTCGGCGTTCCGGTGATTTGATCGCCCGCCAGGGCGAGGCCTGCCGGCAGGGATCCGACGATCAGAAATGTCCGCGGCAGCAATCCGCCTGTCGCTTGCAGCGTGTGCGAGTACACGACGCCGGCCTTGGCGTCAGGGAGAACATTTGTGACGAGCGCGACCGGGTTGTCATCGATCGTGAGGTCGAAGACTTGAGTGCCCGATGCGCCGAGGGAATCGGTGATTTGCAGAGTGACATCAAAGTTACCTGTCACCGTCGGCGTCCCGACAATAGAGAGCGAGCCCGCTTGCGCATTGATCCCCGACGGGAACGCGCCAGCGATGACCGCTATCGCATAGGGCGGAACGCCGAACGTCGGCGCGATCGGCTGGTTGTAGAGATCGCCCAGCCGCCCGTTCGGTAGGGCGGTCACGACGACGGGCGTCGGTTGTACCGTCAGATCGAAGGACCGGCTGGCCGTGCCCATCGCCGCATCCGTCACCCGCAGCGTGAAATTGCAGGTCTGCGCCGTCGACGGAATGCCGCCGAGGGTTGCCGTCGCCACAGTCAGCGTCAGCTCGCAGAGATTCCCGGCGGTGCGCTCCCAGGAATAACCACCGGCGCCGCCCAGCGACGCTTCCGAGCCGAGGGTGACCGTCCCGCTGGGATTATTCTGATTCGCATAATTGGCGGCAATCCACGCTGCCGCCTTCACACCGGTGGTGAATCGGACTTCGTCAAGCAAGCCTCGAAAATTGTTGTTGCCGTTCCGGCCTCCGATCTCAACCCCGGTTGCCAGGTTCTCGACGGCGGTGTAGCTGCCATCGTCGGAGTCGGCGTTCTGCGCAACAGCAGCGCCGTCGATGTAGAAAATGATGCCCGCGCCGCCCGTGCCGGCGGATGTGACCGCGACGTGATGCCATCCGGTATCCCAGGCCATGGAATAGCCGCGGGCGATTTGCGCGTTCGTGGACTCATCGAAAAGCACAAGGAACAGCGTCGTGTTCGACTTGAACAGCAGCCATTCGCGATGCGGGTTGATGTACTTGCCGACAATATCGTCGATACCGCTATCGGCGTTGGTGAACTTCACCCACTGTTCCACAGAGAACGCGGAATCCGTCGAGCCATTCCCGGGCGAAAAGTCGTCATGGTCCGCCACCGTGATGCGCCCTGCTGCCGCGCCGAGGTCGAAGGCGGAGCCCACTTTCCCGGAGACGGACGACACCGTGCCGACGAATGAGCCGCCATGCCCACCGGTCGCGTCCGGAGCTCCAGACCCGCCATGGTAGACCGCTTTGTAGGCGCCCCACGTGGCCGCTTCGTTTGCGCTCGACTGTGTGGCTGTCGCGTTTCCTACCGCGAAATAAATCACGGTCGGCGTGGCGCTCGTGAGCGTGGGTATTTTGACCCAGCCCGTCCAGGTTCCCGTCGCGCCATCCCAAGA